ATTCCACCAAACCTGTATCTTAGAATTAACTTTGAGCCCTCCTGGTTTGAAGATGCTGCAGGGGATGGGCGGTTGACTGGTCTCCGGCCGCCTGTCCTCATTTAAAAAGTATTACAATAGTATTACATAGGAGAATAGTAATTATGTCAGTTTTGGTTCAAGTTACAACTCCGCAGGCTTCGATTCACGATCTGGTTAAATGGATCAGTTTCTACCGACACAAAGATAAGAATATCTTCCTTGATGTCCGTGAGCAGAAGACACCGCATACTGGTGTTATTAAGCACGTTCTCTGGCGCTCATTGACAGATAGAGAAGAGCAGGAGTTAGCCAAGGGGCTGACGGAGATCCAGTCGAATACTCTGGTGTTGAAGTGTTACAATGAAAGCGTGAAGAAACCGAAGTGTGGAAGGAGTAATAAAAGGGGGAAGAAATGAAAACTCGCCGGCATCACAATAATAAAGGTTACAAGCAGATTAAAAATGGCACCACGGTAAAACAGGTTAAAGCCATGGCTATCAGGTTGAAGATTCCACGGTCAACTGCAGACTTAGACTTTCGGGATAAGAATGGCGGCAAACTGTGAAATTTCTGCGTAAATTATTTGCTGCCATTCTACTTGGTTGCTTGTGGGCTATAATCTTCCCTGCTATCATCGGTGGTTGGCTGCATTTTTATGAAGAGAATTATTGGGAACACATGGTTATGATGTATAACTGCTGCCCACAGACTGAGAACTTTATAATTAAGGAAAGATGAACACACCGAATTAAGGGAAATATGCCATGGGTAGACCAAAAGGTTCAAAAAATAAAACAGATAAGGGAGTTTATTTAAATTGTGTTATTTGTGGAAATCCTTTTAGGGTTAAACCTAGTCACGTTGTTTTAAGATCGACTTGTAGTAGAAGTTGCCAGACTCTTAATTCAAATAAATATAACGGTAAGGATTATAAGCGAATTACTGTGGATAATTTTTCTCCAAGAGAACATAGGGTTCTTGCTGAAAAAGCATTGGGAAAGTCATTGCCCATTAATGCTGTTGTCCATCATTTTAATGGTGAAAAATGTGGTGGACAATTAGTAATTTGCCAAAATCAAGCATATCATGCACTGCTTCATGCTAGACAAAGAGCATATGAAGCAACTGGAGATGCAAATAAGAAAAGATGTCCATATTGTCATACATATGATGATAAAGAAAATATGGTATCATATCCTTCAAAACCGGAAAGATTTGTTCATGTATTATGTGTTAATAATGCCAATAAGGTACGGAGGGGAAATAATGATTCTTCAGTTCGGACAATATAAAGGAATGGAATTAACTGATGTGCCAGAACCTTATATTCAATGGTTAGGTAAACCTACGTACAGTGGCAAATTCTATTTAAACTCCCGGTCTACCGAACTCAACTGGAAGGTGCCATGGAGTGTAACTGTAGCAGCCAGACAGATACTGGAAGCCAGAGGGTATAAATTGAAGGGGACAAGGTGGGAGAAATGATAGTTCAAATTGCAATAATCTTTTTCAGTTGTCTGTCTATTTTCTTATTCAGCACCAAAAATTATTATCGATACGGATTTATCATCGGATTATGTGGCCAGCCATTTTGGATATATTCCAGTTGGGAAACTGGCCAGTGGGGAATATTTATAGTTTCAATCTGGTTTACTGTTTCACATATTCGAGGGATTCGAAACCATTTTCACAGGCTGGAGAAATAAATGCCAGGTAAGCGCAAGATTCAAATAGACTGGTCTAATCGTAAGGCTCCCGGCAGCAAAGGTTATCGTGCCAGCCGGACTAAACCAGGCACTGTGCCTAAAGGTTCAACATTAACCAAGAATACAGTTCCCTTCATGACTCGTGCAGAAAAGAAAGCAGCTCGGGAAGAACGTATCAAGCAGGAGAAAGAATACAAGGCGAAGTTGCTGGCTGAAGATAAACTCAAGCAACTCAATGAAAAAGCTGATCAGGTTAAGCGTGAACTGGCTGAGAAGCTGGGTAAGGAAGATGTGCAAGCAGAATTGAATCCGGAGGAAAAGTCCATTGCTTCAGTAATGCTTAATGACATGCGTTGGGTTTACCGTCAGATTAATGGCCGTTCCAGATTGAAGGAAATGGTGGAAACCGATGATAAACAATTTGCCTTTCTGGTCAAGGAACTCATTAAATTTGAAGTAGCAGAAGCCGAAAAAGGCAGAGGTATTGGAGGTGAAGGCGGCCAGGGCATGGCGGCTTTTGTAGTCATCCGCGGCTTGAATGATGAAATTACTTTAGGCGCCATGTTGGGTGATCAGAAAAATGTGATTTCAAACCAGCGCATTGCAATTACCATGACCAATCCGGATGGCAGTGAAGCCGAACCGGTAGCTCGGGAAGATAAAGAAATAGATATTACTGAACAGCCGGCTGAACAAATTTCGCCTGCAGTTACAGAAAAAGTTAAGGATGAGGAGGATTTCTGGTGAGCAAGTTAGATAAGTTGATTACTGTCAATTTCCAGTCCAAGAACTTCTATTTCCATAAAACTCCAACAGCCCAGTTGCTAGTGGACGAAATATTCTCCGACAACTATCACATTTTTCGCAGCCATCTCCAATTTATTCCCGGTGATATCATCGTAGATCTCGGCGCCAATGAAGGCATGTTCAGTATCATGATGGCCAAGATATTTCCGGATGCCAATATAATTGCAATTGAACCGGTGCAGCGTACATTCAGGCAACTTATTGACAACATATCTATAAATAAAGTTTCCAATATTTCAACATATTGTGTAGGAGTTGGTAAAGAGAAGTGTTATCGGGAAATTGTTATCAGCAATGAGCATTCAGGGGGATCTTCGACTTTAATTGATTTCAAACCGACTGATCATTTCAAGCAGGAAATAATGGTTATTTCATTGGATGAATTATTCAGACAATTGGATATTACGGAAAACAGAAAGTGCAAATTGCTGAAAATCGACATTGAGGGCATGGAGCATGAAGTCCTGTGGAATACCACAGTTCTGCCTTTGGTGGAGAATCTGGTAGGTGAATTCCACATTAATGAACGGTTGAAGAGGGGAAAATACAGTATCGGCCTGCTTGTTGATTATGTAAGGTCGAAAACTAATTTACTTCATTATGAGTCTTGCCGGATGGCAGATTAAGGTGTATATGTTTTTAGATAAAGATTTGCCAATTATTGGAAGAAAGAACAATATACAATATGGTGACATTTCTTTGAAAATGTTTAAAATAATTGGCATGGAATTAGAAAAACTTTGTAAACCGTGGAAGTGGCCGTGGGAGTCTGAAATTTTAGATGCAAAAGGAATTCCATATTCTAATTCTAAAAATACAACTGGCAAAATTACGATTAGGAGATATAATAAATTTAAAAAGGGGAGGTAATTATGGAGAAAAATGAACTTTTAGAAAACAGATTTACGTATCATGCACCAAAACCGGGAATGAATGAAAAGTATCAGGCTTTACGTGACAAAGCAAAAGAATTGGCTTATTTGATTGAGGAATTAACTCCAACTAGCCGGGAGCAATCAGTGGCAATGACTAACCTGGAAACTGCTATTTTCTGGGCGAATGCGGCGATTGCCAGAAACGAATAAACCAAAATCAATTTAAGGGGGAGGTTACAATGTTAAAAGTAGTAGTAGCAGACGGTATTTTCATTATCGGTGATTTGGATGACAAGAACAGACTCATGAACCCGCGGCAGGTAAGCTATATCAAGGATATGGTTAAGCTGTCAAATGGAACAAGTGAGGAACAGTTACTGATCAGCATGCAGCCATTGCCCGGCTGGCCGGCCTTTATTCGTATCAATTCCAATAAACAGTCCTACGATGTGAATCCGGAAGATAAATCCTGCATAGACTTATACCACAGACTGACTACACCCAAAGAACCGGAGAAGACAATTATCGAACCCGGATTGCGGAAGAATTAAAGTAATAATAAGTAGGCAGGCAGACCATAGACAGACAGAAAGGGAGAAAGAAAGATGATATTAAAAATCAACGTGAACGATGGTTGGATATTTGTCAATGATATTTACAATGCTGAAGTTCGCAGAAACTGTCAGCCAAAGGAAGAACACGGGCAACCAGTTTTTCTGACTGATCTCGGAGCAACGTTTGCAGCTGATTATGTGATTAGGGATGCTTACAAAAACGGAGATCAAAGCGGTCCGGCACCAGCAGATTTTAAAGTCGTGAGCTGTTTCAGAAATAACAATGAGCCGATCTGCTATGCGTTCAACACAATCGGCTATTTGATGAACGACGAAGGGAAAACAATAGAAACAATTTAACAAGGCACTGCCTGCCTATTTACCAGAATTGAAAAGAAAATACTAAGGAGCAGCCTATGTATATTGACAGATAGCCAACGCTACACAGTTTTATACGATTACGAAGATGCACCGACATTAAAGCGATTTGCATTGTGCAATAAGCGCGTAAGACTTGCCATGGGACCATTTGGTTGCATTGCCGGTGATACCCTTATTGTTACCGAAGAAGGTCTGCTGCCCATCTCTGATTTAACTCATCCAGTGCGTGTTCTAAGTTGGAACGAGAAGACCAATCGATTCCAATTTTCTCTAAGTGGTGGTGCGTTCCCAAAAGGTAAGGACTATTTATACCGAGTTTCAACGCAGCAAGGAGAATTTGTCGCAGCCGGACATCACCGCGTTCTCTGCGGAGACAATAAGTATCGACAGGTTTCCGATTTACATCAGGGTGATTTTTTAAAGAAATATTCAGTTTCCCACTTACAGAAATTTGCTTTGGCAATCCAGAAATTGTTTCAAAAAGGTGATCTCCATTCTTCTGAAAAATTCTCATATTTTCATGATTGTTGTGTAAGGTTAAACCATCTCTATGGTCAACAACTTCAGATGGCAACAAGTAACGACCAAGTTTTTGTTCCATTACCAACCGATGTTCAAAGATTATTTTTCCTTGGCGATTTGGAATTTGCCGAGCATACGGATGATCTTTTGGAGCAGTTACCAAAACATAACCGTCCCGATCAATCCTTCTGCCAGAAACAAACTGATGATTATTTTCTCCCGGTTGAGAACCACAATGCAATCGATCTAAATCAAACTGAACTGCTATTCTTCTCACGTATCTGGCAGAAATTCCTAAAATACTTGCAACTTCCCTTGAAGATCGCCTTCCGTCATATAAAGAAATTATTTGTTCTGTGTTCCAACTCATGTTCTTCCTCCTTACCCGAATGCATACTATCAATAAAACGAGAAACTGTCAATAAAATATATTGGGATATGCAGGTTTTAGATACGAATAATTATGTTACTGCTGATGGGACAATCCATCATAATTCTGGAAAATCAAGTGCTATGGTAATGGAGGTGATCCGTAAAGCTCATGAACAAATTCCTAGCCCAGATGGAATACGAAGAAGCAGATGGGCAGTAATACGTAATAGTTACGGGCAGTTAAAAGACACTACTATCAAAACTTTCCACGACTGGTTTCCTCCCAAGGTTTTTGGTGAATATTATGTAACCAATCACAGTTACATTTTTACCAAGTTTCCCGGAGTTGAGTTAGAGGTTCTCTTTCGTGCCCTCGACCGTCCTGATCAGGTATCTAATTTACTTTCTCTTGAACTTACTGGAGCATGGTTCAATGAAGCTCGGGAAATTCCCAAGACTATTATAGAAGCCATGGATGGTCGTATCGGTCGATATCCCAGCCAACGTGATGGCGGCTGCAGTTGGTATGGGATGATCCTAGATTCAAATCCGCCCGATGATGACAGTTATTTATACAAAATGTTCGAAGTCGTAAAACCAGACAACTGGGAAATCTTCAAGCAGCCATCCGGCTTGTCGGCCCATGCAGAAAATCTCAAACATCTACCCAAGAATTATTATGTCAACTTGGCTAAGGGTAAAGATGAGATGTATATCCGCATCTACATCCATGGCCAGTATGGATATTTAGTCCAGGGTAAACCGGTATTTACAGGCTTTGTAGATAACGTGCATGTGGCACCGAACATACTGGAGCCAATTAAAGGACTGGACTTACTCATCGGAATGGACTTCGGATTACAGCCATGTTGCACAATTGCTCAGATAACTCACTATGGCCAGTTGCGAATTTTAGATGAGTTGGTTTCCGATGGCATGGCTATCCGGCAATTCAGTATGAATCAGTTGCTTCCCCTCCTCCGTACCAAATATTTCGGCTATAACATCATGGGTTATGGAGATCCATCAGGAACCAGCCGTGCGCCTACAGACGAATCTACTTGCTTTGACATCCTCCACAGTTCAGAAATCGGCTTAAATAATGTAGTTGAAGCGCCAACCAATGCCATAGTTCCTCGGGTAAATGCAGTAGATCATTTCCTCTCCAAGATGGTGAATGGTGAGCCAGGTTTTTTACTATCTCCAAACTGCAGATATCTCCGTAAAGCTATGAACGGTGGCTATCATTATGCATTAGAGAAGTCATTCCGCGGCGGCGTACAGGAAGCCAAAATGATGCCAGTCAAGAACTTTTCGAGTCATATTTGCTTTACTGGTGATACCAAAGTCCTGACTATTATTGGAGAAAAAAGAATTGATGAAATAAAAATTGGTGATTTAGTTGTTACTCCATATGGCAATAGAAAAGTATTGGCAAGTGGGAAAACTGCAACTAAGGCTAAAATATTGCAATTAACTTTATCTAATGGAGTTATAATAAAATGTACGCCAAATCATGAATTTATATTGCAAGATAAAAGTATTGCAAAGTGTAATGCTTTGCAGTATAATAATGTTCTTCAAAATTATAATTCATGGAGGACATTAACATGGAGCAT